ACTGTTATGGTTGAACCTATAGTAATTGGATAACCTGTTGCGGTTAATAATCCACCCGCACCAGAACCACCTGCCGCATAATAATTACTTGATGGCCCAACACCACCACCTCCAGCGACAACAAGATACTCTACCGTTGACACAGGGTAGTTCAGCCCATTGTATTGAGCAGAGACAAATCCACCAGGATGGGATTGAAAACTCATTTTAAGAAATCAGTTCGTAAGATACGGTATAAGACAATGCTGATGCAGTACCACTTGTGACTGTGATGGAGTTTCCATCAACCAAGTAAAAAGCTGTTGTTTTGTCGCTCAAAATCAATGATGAATTTGGAGGAACAGAGATCTGATATGCCAAGCTTGACACCACAGAACCACCTGATGGAGCAGATCCTTGGGCTACAGAACCATTAGAGTAATACTGAAGCGTTGCGGTAGCCGCGCTCGATGTCAGGTTAGCAACAGTCACTTGGTCAATCTTGAACACTTGTGCGCTACCTGATGCATTTGGAAGAAGAACCACAGCACTAGTACCTGATGGCGTATAGCCAGTCGTGATGCCGTTAATGGTTGTGACGTTGACGATATTGACTGCCATGATTAACTCCTAAATTAGAACCCAAAGATCATCGCCATTGCGATACTCTTACCTGTTGAAATACCTGCTGTGCCCCATGTAGGAACCGCACCTGAACCGCCTGATAGCAATGCTTGTCCTGATGTTCCATACTGACCATTGAAAGCCACAGCACCGCTTGTATTGATTGTCATGGCATCTGTTGCACTACCATTGATAACCAAGTGAATTGCGTTTGATGTAGTTGTACCAAGAGCCAAGTCACCGCTTGTTGCAGTTAAATATGTTGCATTCGCTGCATTTAGAGAACCTGTACCACTGAATGTGGATGAGTTGATACCAAAGTCACCGTAGTACGTTGTTGCAGTACCAAGGTTATTAGTAACAATAAAATCTGATGATGCGGATGTGCCAGAGTTGGTATTCTGAATAATTGCCTGAACATATGTGTTTGCACTTGCTTGTGCTGACATCACAATGTTGGTATCGCTAAATCCAAGTATGCCAGTAATCGCATTGATCGCTTGGAAATCTGTACCGTTATAGGCTACCAAAGCTGCTGCACCAGGAGGAATTGTTACCCCTGTACCACCAGATTTCTTGATGGTAATGGTGAATGGCGTACTAGCCGTGGTAGTAGAGTTAATTACATAATAAACTTTACTGCTTGCAGGAGCGATGATGTTCCTGTTTGCTGTTCTAATACCTGTGCAATTCAATACCGCATATTGAGCTACAGTTGAGTTCGTTGCAGTAGATGGAAATGTACTGGTTGTCGTGTTATTACCATTGGTAATTGACAACGTGATATCTGAGTCTTGCGTGATATTGTTAGTACCAGCAACTGAAATATCGACAATAGATGTTAAGCCATAGTTAACATCATCGCCCCACACGCCACTTTCCGAGCCTGTTGTCGGCTGGACTAGCCCCAATAGAGTTGTATTCGCAACTGTCATTTAAATCCCCTATGTTGAAATAATAGTCCAATTGGGTGATTGGCTATCAACGACCACTGTCCAATTCGGTGTCTGCGTGTCCCCTATATTCTGCCACGAAGGAGATTGACTGTCATCAATTAATTCCCACAATTTTCTAGCAAAAAGAGAGTCTGTCGCAGTCACACTTTCTGTCAAACTAACAAAGAAAATACTTCCAGCAGGGCTTACCACATCCGCTAAAGATACTGTCTCTGTTACTGTTACAAACTGCGTTGCCGTAGTCGTAACTGAATCCGTTACCGTAGCAGTCTCTGAAACATTAACCGTCATGGTTAACAAACCTGTCTCAGATTCCGTTGCCGTTATCACCTCAGTTACCGATACATTAAATGCTCCACCTGGAACCACTGTATCCGTAACCGTTGCTGTTTCCGTTACCAGTCCAACAAACGTAAATCCACCTGCTTGGCTTGAAGTTACCGTAGCCGTTTCCGTTACCGATGCCACCGCATTCAAAGTTACCGATTCAGAATCCGTTACCGTAGCAGTTTCACTAACTGATACTGGCATTGAATTGCCTACACTTACAGAATCCGTTACCGTATCAGTCTCTGAAACAGTATTGTTAAAACTAACTATGCCCGTCTCAGAATCTGTAACCGTAGCAGTTTCGGTAATCGTTACAGCACTTATGGCCGTATACGACTCTGAATCAGTTACGCTAGGCGTTCCACCCCAAACTCCACTACCCCAGGTACTAGCATTCCAATACCCATTGTTTAAGCTCTCAACAAGCGTAGGATTAAAGACGGATCCGCCCCAAACGGCTTGGCCCCAATTACCAGAACCCCATCCGCCTGTATCCGCCATATCATACTGCTGCTAATTGTGACTCCTGAAACCATCTGTTTTGTACCACACCATTCTCGTCAGTCCAAGAAATGAGGTAAGAGATGTTTCCAGAAGCATCCATTTGCAAAGCCTCTACAGGGCCAGTAGGATCAACAGGCGCAGGTACAACTTTTACGTTTTCACCGATTGTAAATTTTGCTGCCATGATTAATCCTTAGCAATTAGCGGTATAGGTTACATTTAGTGTGTCACCGTTCAATACTGAACGATTTGTGGCAAAGCTACCAGCAGAATACAAAGTACCTGTTGTTCCGCCTTTTGTGCTATTGGTTACCAAGAATGCACCAGCAATTGTGCCAGTCGCATTGATATTGAATGCAGTAGCTGATGTGGAAATTGTTCCAGTACCAGCAGAACCTGCACCGCCACCAGAAGCAGATGCTGACCCAAATGAAGCAGCAGGACGGGTAGAGTTAGAATAACCAGTATTCTCAGTCCATCCAGAGTGTGATGCCATCGTGTCTGAAGCATTATAAGTAGGGGATGAACCGCCATCTACCAGACCCAAATACCATGCAGCAGTATATGTAGTGCCAGCAAAATACTTGTTCAAAAGGTCTGTTTTACCTACATTGACCACTAAATTGGGGACATTTTCTTCCCATCTAACAATGCCATCAGCACCGATACAAGACACAGTATAAACACCCGTGACCTTCATATCTTCAATAACATTGCTATTTTGGGTGACGGATGCGCCCAATTGTTCTGTTGCATTAATCTTTTCTTTGTGATCCATGATGGCTCCTAATTAGAACTGCGAATTAATGCCGTGTTATACGCATTCACAGGCATTGTAATGGTGAAATTTAACATTGTCTTGTCTGATCCAAAGTCGATCACACAAATGGATTTGTTGCCCTTGCTTACGTTATAAAGCAAAGCACATCGAGCAGTAATGACTGAATTAGTCCACACCACATTGTTGAAATTAACATAGGCCGTATAGCCATAAGTATTGACTGTAGCCCCAGTTACCTGGTTTCCACCTGCCGTATAGCCTGTACCAGTAACTTCATTTGATGAAGTATATGCAGTTGTTGACGCATTGATATTGGCATTACCAGTATACAAAGCCATGTACAGTGTATCCGTCAAAAGGTTATGCACCCCTTGATAGAGCTCCGCCTTAAAGGAAGTGGTTTGAGATTGAACTATGCTCATGCGACTTGTGTCCTTACTTGACCATCTCGATAAGCATCCATACGCAGTTTGCCATCTCCCAAGTTCTTGAGCAACGCAATAGACTGGGTATAACGATCTTTGTACAAAGCCAACATACTGTCTTCACCTTTGATATACGTTATGGCTTCCATCAACGTGCCATTCAACAAAGCAGAATCAAAATTATCACCAAGCCATGTCTCACCGTTGGGGTTGGTAATTGAAGTTACTGTTAACGCAAACCCTGTACCAGTCGCAAAAGATGCAGATAGAACATCTCCAACTGCATAGTAGCAACCGTTTGTAATCATTGTTACCGAGCTTACAATCCCGCCTGAAACGACAATAGTGGCAGTAGCACTGCTGCCAGTACCGCCAGTAAGAGCAACATTGTAGTAAGTACCATTTGTGTATCCAGATCCAACATTACTAATCGTAGTCGTGCCAATTGCCGCCTGAATAATAGATGTTGGGTAATAGTAATAATGCAACTCAGCGTTGTACGCCATGTTAGGCGTAGGCCCAATGATGAATGTCAACTCTGACTCATTAGAAGACTGTGGCCCAAAAATCGCATAGTGCTTAGGCTGACCCTGAACACTTGGATTGGGATACGCCTCACGAATGAAGTTAACATCTTTATTCAATAAGTAAAGGTAGTTACCAGTAGAGCCATCTACAGGATAAACTGCTAGTGAATAAACAGCTAAAAAATCACTTGGTGCAGATAAATATTGATTGCCACTCGTCAAAGTACCAGTCACATTCCTACGCAAACTAGGCAACTGCACCGTGTTATAGATGCGTTGCTCGCATTGCTCAATCATGCGATTGAGGTCAACTGTAGGGAAGTTATTCTCTACATAAGCATTTACAGCAGTGACTAGTTCGCTATAGTACATATTAAGCCATTGGGCCTCGTGCTATTCTGCCCTTCTCAGCAGCGCCATTACCTCTGGTTTCTTCACCAGTAGTCTTGATATCGTCCATGTTTCCAATAGAAACACCACCATTCAATGGTGTCCAGTTGTGGCGAGTAGGCATCTTTACTCCCAGGCCAATATCAGGATGGTCAGGATTCTGCTCAATAGCCTCTACACCATAACGCTTGTCATTCATGTGATGGGGAGCAGCATACTTAGCCGCAGTGTCGTTATAAACCTGCTTTGGCTTGTGAATAGCTGGGCTATTCTTCTTTGTAGGTTTGATTTGTATAGGCATCATCCACCTCTTTGATTGTTAGCTCTGGCCATATTACGACCAACTGCTTTCATTGATTCACCAGATACACCTGCCAAACCACCCTTCTTCAACTTAGAAAGATTGGTGCGCTTACCAGGATGCTCTTGTTTATCGTGCATCTTGAAAGCTTTCTTAATCAGCTTCTTGTCTTCTGCGATATCGTCATGCTTAGCCATGTTTAACTCCCTGTAATTGTTACCGTACCAACTGCTGTTGTTGCCACCAAATAATTAGGAGTCAACACCGTATCAAAACCACTAGATCCACCGATTGGATTCCATCCCCACTGAGTATCCCTAGATCCACCAGAAGGATATCCATTTACATCTAAGCCAGAAGTGTCATAAGACAAGTCTGGTCTAGGTTGTCTAACCGCCTGCGGATCATCAACTGGATACATACCCAATTGCAACTGCGGGTGATCTGGATCCCAACACTCAGGACAAACTTTCAGTTGATATAGTTTAGTCTTAATGACCTCCATTTTCAACTGTTTTAGCTTGTATCTTTGGCCACATCGATCGCACTCGGCAATCGAATACTTGCCAGATGCGAAACGGTTACCCACTACACGCCCCCGCCAATAAACATCTGTCTTGGCACAAACCTAATTGCAGCCTTTTCTCTATCCTCACCAGCCGCAAGATTAAACTGCTCGTCATATTGACCCTTGAGCATCTCAATCCTTTGCATAAGCTCAGGCGTTTTAGTGGCAATATGGTAAGCCAAACCAGCAGCGGCAGCAGGCAAAAACCTGTAGTTCATGTCCTGTGTCTGGATACCTGATCCAGTATCCTGTACACGCCTCATTCTCCAATACACAAATGTGTATGTGGTCGATCCATCTGGTGTTGGCCAGACTGTAATCGCTGGGATCTGAGGGATATAAATGGGTGTGCCTGATCCTGCGGTATAGGACTGAGCAGTCGTATTGTTCTGTGCTCTAAAACAATTCTGCAAACTATTGCCAGAAATGCATGAGTAGTAAACAATCTCGCCAGAAGTAGACCCCAACTGGATATAGCCCTGAGCAGCCATTCCAACAGTGCTAGAAAGCACGATTGTGGTATCTGTAGTACCTATGCTAGTCGCAAGAGTAACGGCAGTACTATTGACCAGTAAAGGATTGGTTTCTGTCGAATTCCTCTGCACCAAAACCTGAATTGGCCTGGCTTGAGTCAGCTTGTTTGGAATAGTCGCATATGTAGGCATACTAATCCGGGTAATATTCAAGTCAGCCTGATTGCTTGATGAGCCCTGATTTGTACGAATCACATGATCCATCAAGTCAATAGTATCAGCAGGAATTGGGTAGGTGTTCAAACCTTGCACAAACGTAATAGACTGTTGCTGAATCGTCCACATATTGATACCACGATTCTGCCACTCTATCGTCATCAAGTTCATTGACCTGCGAGCAGTACGCAAGTCATAACCAGAACGCATTTCACGACCGGCACGCTCCCACGCTTCCTCGGCTAACTCCGTGAAGTCTAGGTCAAAGCCAGTTGTGCCTGTTGTGCTCATTTAACTTCTTCTGGCGCTACGTCATCAGGGTGAGTAAACTGCTCGTGTGGCTCATCAGCTAAAAAAGCAGCTACCGCTTCTGGCGTTTCAACAAGAGGATCAGGAGTAGGATCAGCGACAACAGGTGCAGGAGTCTCAATGGGTGCAACATTAAGATTACTTTCCAAACCATCAAGAATGTCAGAAAGTCTATCATCAACATGGCCATTTGACAT